TGAACTAGCGGACGGAACAACATGAGCGATCTCAAAACGGGGCGCCGAACGGCGCCGGAAGAGCTCGGAGCGATCGGCGTGAAGCATACGGCCGTCGACAAGGACGGCGCCTGGGACGCCGGCGCGAACCTGAAGCGGCTGGGCGACAAGCCCACCAAGGAAGCGCTGCGCGCCATGCACGCCTGGGTGGACCCGTCCAAGGATCCGGAAACCAAGGACGCCTACAAGCTGCCGCACCACAACGTGTCCGCGGACGGAACCGTGGGCGCGGCCAACATGAAGGGCGTCGCCTCTGCCATGGGCCGGCTGAACGGCGGCGGACTGAGCGTCCCGGATGCGGACCGCAAAGGCGTGCACGCGCACCTCGCGGCGCACTACAAGGACGCGGGAATGAAGGCTCCCGACCTCAAGGCCGCGGGCGAGATCGGCCCCGAGGACTACTTCGGCGGCAAAGTCGACGGCGGCAGTATCGCCGAATTCGTGCCCAGCACGGTCGATCTGAAGGCCGGAACCATCGATTGCGTCTGGTATGGCGGCCAATGGGTCTCCCGGCGCGATCCGGACACGGGCGATCCCTGCATGCTGTGGCTCGACATGGCCGGCGCCAGGCTGGACCGCCTGAACGCGGGCGCTCCGGTCTTCGATACGCATTTCACCGGGGACGATTTCAAGTCCGCCATGGCGGGCAAGACCGGGACGAAAGCTCAGGTCGGCGTGGTCCGCAAGGCGCAGGCCCAAGGGACCAAGGGCACGGCGACGCTGCAGTTCGATCTGGGCGATCCGGACGCCGCCCAGTTGTTCCGGAAGGTTTCCGCCGGCATCGTCCAGAATCTGAGTTTCGGCGCCTGGATCTACGACCGGGAGAAGCTGAGCGCGGGCAATCCGCTGCCGGAAGGGGCGCCGCAGTATTCCAATCCGAATGAAATGGGGATGTTCGCGGCTACCGATTGGGAGCCGTTCGAAATCTCCCCGTGCCCGGTGCCGGCCGATTTCAGCACGGCGTTTTTGTCCGCCAGCGGCGGAACAATCGGGAGCGCAACAAGCGCTTCCAAATCAGTGGAGGAGCACAACATGGAAGAACAGCAGCTCGCCGCAGCGCGCGACGAGGCAGTTAAGGCGGAGCGGCAGCGCGTAAGTGACATTCGCGCCATGGCGGCTCCTTTCAAGGCCCTGGACGAGACCTTCGTCGCCAAACTCATCGGCGACGGGATCTCCGCCGACGAGGCCCGCAAGAGCATCATGACGCAACTGGCGGTCAAAGGGGAGCAGGACGCCAAGGGCGAAGACTTCCGCATCACCGGCGAGGCCGTGATCACCCGCGAAGCCGGCGAAACCCGCCTGGCGCAGATGCAGTCCGCCCTGCTCCTGCGGCACGACCCGAAATTCGGCATGGCCAAGAGGCTGAACTCCAGCGGCGAGCCCACCGGGGAATATCTGGACGGGCGCGGACCGGACTATCAGCGGCGGCTGGAGGAGCAGGGGCGCAATTACCGCGGCTTCTCGCTGCTCGAGATGGCTCGCGAATCGCTCCAACTGCGCGGCATCAATCCCCGCGGCATGAGCAAAATGGAACTCGCCCAGCGCGCCCTCTCCGAGGGCCGCATCCAGTCGGAATCCTTCTCCGGCGGCGCGGAATCGACCACCGACTTCCCCAGCATTCTGGCCAACGTTGCCAACAAGACGCTGCGGCAAGCCTATGAGGCCTGGCCGCGCAGCTTCCAGCCGCTCGCCAAGCAGGTCACGGCGGCCGACTTCAAGCCCATCAATCGCGTGCAGTTGAGCGACGCCTCGGCGTTGCAGAAGCTGAACCAGAAGGGCGAATACCACCGGGCGAATCTCACCGATTCGAACCAGAACTATTCGCTCGCCACCTACGGCGAGATAGTGGCCATCACCCGCAAGGTCATCATCAACGACGACCTGCAGGCGTTCACCCGCGTCCCGGCGATCCTGGGCGTGGCCGCCGCGCGCCTCGAGTCCGACACCGTTTGGGCCGTCATCACCGGCAACCAGGTGATGCAGGTGGATAACGTGGCGATGTTCAATTCCGCCCACAACAACGTCCTGACCGGATCCAGCAGCAGCATCATCACCAACGCGCTTGGCGCGCTGGCCGCCGCCCGCAAGCAGCTCCGGCTGCAGAGCGGTCCTCAAGGGACCCCCTTGAATCTGGTCCCGCGATTCCTCTGCGGCCCGGCGGCTCTCGAAACCTACCTGCTGCAAGCCGTCTACCCGATCGATATCGCGTCTTCGGATCTGACCAAGGTGGTCCCGAGCTGGGTGCGCAGCATGATCCCGGTCATCGAACCCCGTCTGGATGCCGCGAGCGGCACGGCCTGGTACGCGGTGGCCGATCCGGCCCAGATCGACGGTCTGGAGTACTGCTACCTGGAAGGCCAGGAAGGCGTCTACATCGAAACCCGCCAGGGCTTCGACGTCGACGGCGTCGAGATCAAGGCCCGTTTGGACTTCGCGGCCGCCGCGATCGATTACCGCGGCTGGCAGCAAAACGCGGGGGCGTAAAACCCGGAAATCAAGGACGAGGCGGCCCAGCCCTAAACAAGAGGGCCCGCCTTTCCCCGAACAAGGAGACAAGGCAATATGCAGAATTTTGTGCATCGTGGGGAAACCCTCGACTTTCTGGCCCCGTATAACGTCAACGGCGGGGGCGGCTTCAAGGTCGGCAACATCTTCGCCGTCGCGGTGGAGACGGTTCTGTCCGGCGCGGCTCTGGCCGGCATGGTCCAGGGCGTGTTCGACCTGGCCAAGGACACCAGCACCTTCAACGAGGGCGACAAGGTGTATTGGAACGACGCCCTGGGGCAGTGCACGTCCTCGCGCACGACCGCGGCCGGCGTGGCCAATCTGGAAATCGGCTATGCTTCACTGACCAATCCCAGCGGCACCAACGCGCTGGGCGGTGGCTCGGGAGACGCCACGGTCCGCGTGCGTCTGACGCCGACGTCGTTCGCGCTGATCGGCTCCAGCGACATCGATCCGGGCCTGCTCCAAAAGGCGACCGTGGCCCTCTCCGCGGCGAACATTCTGGCCATGAATGGAACGCCGGTTCCCATTCTGCCGGCGCCGGCCGCGGGCCAAGTCCTGGTGATCGACCAGATCGTCGTGCAGTTTAAGGCCGGCAGCACTCAGTTCGCCAGTGGCGGCGCCGTGACGTTTCAGTATCACGGGACCTCCGTCAATCCTCACGCGGGCAACGTCCCCGCCGCGACCATTAACAGCGCCAGCTCCTCCAACAACGTGCTCGCGCCTCCGAGCGCCGTGATCCAGCCGCCTACGGCTACCGGCCTGGAGATCACCAACGGGACCGGCGCCTTCACCACCGGCAACGGGACGGCGATTGTTACGGTCTACTATTCGATCCTCACCCTCGGCTAGTTTCTGAGCCATGCCCTGGACCGATAGCGTCGAGCGGGCGCACGCGCAGTTTCTCGCGACCTGGGGCATCCCGGCGATTCTTCTTTCTCCCGCCTCCCAACCTGGACACACCTTTTCCATCACCGGGGTCATCAAGAACCCCGGGATGGAGGAGGAGTTGCTTCCGGGCAGCGCGGCCGGCGTTTCAGCCGTGCGTTTATGGGTGGACTACAAAAACATCACGCCGCAGCCGCTGATGGGCGACCAGATCTCCATCGACGGCGTGAACTACGACGTCGGAAAGGTCGAGGTCGACATCGAAGGCGGCGCGGTCTTGAAGCTGAGGCGCAACGGATAATGCTCAACCCCGCGGTGATCGTCGACGCGGTGGTGGCCGCGCTTCAAACCATCGCCGATCTGGCCACCGCCATGAACGGCGATATCGAGCGGATCGCGGCCTTTCACGACCAGTACGGCCTGAACGTGCCCCTGGCGCTTGCGATTCACGAGCTGAAGGCTCCCGGGGTGCTGGTAGCCTGGGAAGGCACGCAGGCCGCGACCTTCAATGGCGCCGATATTCTGCGCCACCAGATCGGAATCTACGTCCGCCTGGCGAATCAAGCCGGGCGCGTGCCTCCGGCGGGCTACGACAGCATCTGGTGGACCATCACCAACGGCGGGGTCAATGGCGGGGCCCAAAACATCCGGCAAATCCAGATCATCCCGCCGACGCTCGAGATCATGGACACGCCCAGCGTGCAGAGGCACACGGATGCGGACGGTCTCGATTTTCTGATCGGGAGCTTTGTCATCCCGGAGATAGGCGACAACTGACATGGAAAACGTCTGGCTGAAGCATCCGCACGAGGCAGCGCCCGTAGAGGTGCACACCCAAGAGGAGCTGGTCAAGCTGATGGTCCAGGGCTATCAGCAGTGCGATCCGCCGGCGGCCGCGGGCCAGCAACCAGCCAAAAAGGCGGAGGAATAGTCCGTGGCGTCGAGAATTCAACAAAAGGTCCTCGCCTTGGGCAAGGCGAAGCAGACCAGCATTACCACGATCGCGTCCAGCTTCCTGACCTTCAAGCAGCTGAACGCGCAGATCGCCAGCCCGATGTTCACCACCGAG